GACACACGTTCTCCACTAGCGTACTGAACGCGCGCCCGCCTCGGGCCGAGTCGGTGTCCGTGGCCTGGACAAGCAAGTCCTGCGTCCACGCAAACTGCTTGGTGCCCGCGCCTCGATTGCCACGCAGCCGCGTTTCCTTTCGCTTGTACCTCCCCACGACCACGATACACGGCCCCATGTCCGGATCGTCCGCCTTGGGGAACTGATCGAACCCAACCAGTCGCTGCCAGATCGTGTTTTGGACCGAAGCCGTCGCCGCCTGCTGAGCGAAGTAGGTCTGGACCGCTAGAACCGTCATCCCATCGCCTCCCGAGCCACCCGACGCGCCAGGTCCATGATCTCGGGACGCGCCTTCTCCATCGCCCGCTTCTGGAACGGGTTTGGAGTGGTACCGGGGTGGTACACGCCGATCACGGGATGCTCGGCGCCCGCCCAGTCCAGCGCCTCCCTCCCTAGCCCAGCTCCCGTGAACATCCCGGCGTAGATCGCGTGCGGTGCCGTCCCATGGATGACAAAGTCGGTGTATGACGCCGAACTCGAGAAGGTCGCCCGACTGCCGCGAACCTCCGCACGAAGCCCCTCGGCCAACCGCCCGCTTCGCTTGGGCGCCTCTTCGATCAACTTGCCAATGATGATGAAGGAACCCTCGCGGGCGATGCGGTCCGGGGCGCCCCGGAGTTCGGCCTCCATCTTGTCCAGACGGATGCGCGCCTCCAGGAACCCGTGCGTATCGACGCGGATCTGGATCATTACCAGGCCAGCGGCTTGTGCCGCCAGAGGTTAGGGACGGTCAGGTACTCCAGCGCACGAGGGCAGAGCCGGCGCAGCGCCGCTCCCTGCATCGTGGGCGCAGGTGACGTTGCACGGGCTCCGGGAGCGGGTCGTGTCAGAGCCTTGGCGCCCATCTCGTCGCCCGTCTGTCGCCACCATTCGACCTGAGCGCACGTAGCATTCCGCAGCGCAGCGATCACCCCGGCATCGGTTGCGTTCCCGCTAGCGTCCACGGTGTAGTAGGCCGACTGCAGCGCGGCGTCCACGAGATCGGATGCCCGCTGGAGCTGCCGCTCATCGCCCGGCGCAGTCGTCTCTTGCCCCGTGAACTCCATCAGATCGGCCAGGGTGGCGTACGCCATCAGTCGCTCATTGCCTCCGTCTTGAAGACGACCACCTTGGGCTGCTTCGGCTTGCGCACACGCGGCTTAGCTCGCGCCTTGGCCAAATTCGCCCGATCCGCCGCACGCTGCTTCGCCGTCATCGTCTTCCGCTGCGCCTTCTTGAGGTTGGCGATGTCCGCGAGGTGCTGTCGAACCGAGATTGGCTTCTTGTTTCGCTTGAGCCTTGCCTTCTTCAGGTTGGCCCGTGCGGCTGCACGCTGCTTCTCCGTCTCCGGCCCGTGACGATAGTGACCACGGGCCTTGAGCAGGTTCTTGCGTGCCGCTGCGCGCTGCGCTGCCGTCTCGGGCTTTCGGTGCTGCCGCGCCTTGATCAGGTTGCGCCGAGCCGCCGCCTTCTGCGACGCGCTCTCCTTCCGAGGACGCGGCTTGTACGCCCGCTTCCGCTGCTTGGCCGCGATCTGCGTGGCGACGGTCATACCGTAGCCACCTGGACCGAGGGCGTAACCACCCAGCGAAACCGGACCGCCCGGTAGCGATTCGTCCCATTGCCTACCCAGAGTTCGCCTTCGAAATCGCCATACACCGCCATGTCCGTCCCAGTCCACGCCCACGTGACCTGCCCGGCGTTGGCGGGAATGGTCTGGTCGAGCACCGTCGCCGACAGCTCCACGGGAGTCGTGGTGTTCCATCGCCGGTATTCGAACTTGGCTGTGAACGCGGGCGGTCCCGGCGGCAGCGTATCCGGCGTGCCGTCCGACTTCTTGAACGTATACACGACGGGTTCGGGGATCTCGCCCTGGGAGTACGGCCCAAGGATGACCGCGTTATCCGTCACGACACGTCCCTCCTATTCGCTCCACGGGTATTCGCCCGCGACCCGCTCACTGTGGCGTCCGGTCGAACCCCGGCTACCGTGTTGTCGTCGCGTAGCCCCCGCTGGGCCGCGCCCGGGCGCCGCCCGGCCTTAAGCGCTGTCGCCCGTGACGCGCTAGGACGCTCCGCTACCCCGGGCGGCGGGGCGGTGAGTACGGCTGCAATCCGCCGGGCGCGGCTGACAACTACCCGAACCACGCGGACCAACCGCGTACGCGCAATCGTGGGTCGGCCCGGGGGAGGGGCCGCCCCCGCGACCCGCCCTCGACCCCGGGAACCGACGACCACGCGGACGAGGCTGGTTGCCGCCTGGATCGGCGCCAGCACCAGAGGCGCGGCGATCCGCACCGCCCGCCCTCTCGGAGTCGGGACCGTCCGCACCAGACTCGTCGAAGCGATCACGGGGGGCTGCGCTAGCGGGCCTGTCTTCGCGACCTGAGCCCGGCCCCGAGGCGCCCGAATCAGCGCCACCAGCGACGTCATCGCGGCTACGGGAAGCGCTGAAATTTTGGGCGCCAGGAACGATCGTCCACGTGGCGTCGGTACCGTCCGTACCAGTAGCCCGTTGGACGTCAAGATCGGCGGCTGCGCTAGAGGTCCTGGCCCGGCTCGACCCGCCCGCCCTCGTGGCGTGCGGATCAGGGCGACCAGCCGTTCCTTCGCGGTCGTAGGCGGAAGAGCCACCGGACCCGGCTTCGCCACGGGGGCGCGGCCCTTCGGCGTCGAAGTCGTACGAATGAGCTTCTCTCGGGCCGGGGTGGACGGAAGTGCCAGCGGTCCCGGTTGAGCGACCTGTCCGTGTCCTCTCGGCGCCCGAACCACAGGAACCAGCTTTTCGGTCCGCAGGATGCGGGGCGGCGCCGGAAGCGGTCCCGCTTTCGCCAGCGCAGCCCGTCCCCGGGGGGTGGACGGGGTACGGACGAGGCGGGTCCGCGCCGACTTGGGTGCCGTCGCACCCCCTGCCGCCTGTAGCTTGAACGTGACGACGACCACGCTCATTTGCTGCGAGGCGCCGCTGGTGCCGAACGTTGTTGTGAACGCGCCGGATGTCGCCTGGACACGGGATGCGATGACCGCGTCCTCGGTCGCGTTCGGGGTATTGTTCTGGTCGACTGTCCAGCCCGACGTTGTGTTGGACAGCGTCGTACTCTTGGTCGTCGTACTGATCGAAGCGACCAGCAGGCTTCCGTTGGCCCCGGTCGTCGTCAGCGATCCGGACGTGATGGTCGTGCCCGTGGCGTCGGTCGCGCCCGTCACATCGAGCGGCGAGACCGTCAGAGGGCCGTTGTACTCCTCGACGCAGGCCCCGATGTTGCCGGCGCCGCCCGGTGTGAACGTCAGAGTCGGGGTGCCCGACGCGGCATTCGCCTTGAACCAGATCCCGTTGTCATCAGCGGTGTTGGTGGTCCCGTGGATGAGGCCGGTCGAGTAGGACCCGTTGATGCCGTCCGACACCGTGCCACCGACGGTGTTCGGCGACTGCATCGACGCTGCGATTAGGTTACCAGCGGTCACCGAACCGGGCAGGGCCAGGGTCATAGAGGAAGCGCCGACCGCTGTCCCCTTGTTTCCCTGGATCGGTCCCGCCATGGCCTACGAGAACGTCACGCTCCCTGATACGGTGCACTGGTTCGGTCCGTTGACCACCCGCCCTCGGAGGAACTGGGCTGCCGGGAAGTCCGCGCCGAAGGGCCAGTCGATTTCGACCGTCTCTGCGCGGATCGTCTGCGCCTTGTCCTGGAACACCACCCCGCCCGGAAAGGAGGCGCTCATCCCGTCCTGCCATGCGACGCCATCGATGGACCACTCGGCCACGAGTTGTATCGCGACCACACCGGCGGGCAGCCCATCGAGCGGGTTAGCGCCCACGTTGCGCGCTGCAGTGAGATGGAAAGTCGTGAACGATCCCACCGACACTTTGAGTGCCGGCAGGACCGTATCGTCGATGACCGCGTTGGCGGGCAGCGTCGTCAGACCGAAGTTGGTGGTGCCCACCTACTCGCGCGCCCGGACCTGCGCCCTCGCGATGGCCGTGGTGGAACCGAGCGCGTTCCAGATCGCCAGCCCGTTGCCGTTGACGACCTGCAGCGGGTCCTGGTCGCCCCAGTCCCAGAACACGTTCGACCCCTGGGTGCCCGCGATGTCCACATCGCGCATCGGAATCGCGGCAACCGTCGGCTGGACGGACCACGCGGTGTCGATGACGAACGTGGGCGCGAGCATGAAGCCCGGGTTGGTGGCGTTGGCCGCCGCCGTCGGTGTCACGGTGGTGGACTGGGTACCCCGTGCCGTCGAGCGGATGGCCTGGAGATGGCCAAGCGCCGTCGTCGTGGTCTGCCACACCTCGACGTGCGTGATCTCCAGCGGACGCGTTGGTGCCCAGATGTTGACGTAGGCCGCCGCCGACACAGGGGCTAGCGAGGTCGCTGCCGCCTCGTACGACGACACTGCGTCGAACAGGCTCCGCGCATACGGGTACTTGGACCGCACCTCGCGGAGGATCTCCCTGGCCGTCTTCTCGTGCAGCGACCAGAAGGCCGGCGGGATCACGAACGCTTCGTACGTCTGGAACCGGCTCACGACGTGCTTGCCCCCTCCACGTCCGCGTACAGGACCACCCGCTGACGGGAGGTCGGGCAGTTGTGAACGAAGCAAGGCCGGAATCCGGTCGGGATCTCAACCGTCAGCCCATCGACCTCGATCTCCTGCATGGCCGGGGAAGAGGCGACCATCGCCAGTTCCCGCTCGTTCTCGTCCAGATCCTCGGCCGCCTTGCCGGTACGACGATCGACCTGGAGGTCGTGGCTCTCGTCCCGGTGCCGCAGCAGCTCCGTGTGGTCGCGGATGAGCGGACCGGTCACGATATGGTCGTTCGTCCGCACCCGATTGGTGTCGCTGGCGCAGTAGAGGCAGAGAGCCGTCCCCGTCGTGGGGGTCGTCATGGGCGCTCCTTTCCGTTTCTCGGGAGATGGATTCCGCCGACGATGGCGCGACTCTCGTTGAGCGCGTCGTGGAGGTTACGAAGGTTCTGGAGCGCCTGCGGGTGCCCTTCGCGGGCCAGGTCGTTCCAGTAGGTCATGCAGTTCACGAAGGCCGTCCCGATCGGCTGCGCCCCTTCGGTGATCATGCGCTGCGCAGCCAGCATCTGCGTCTTGAGGATTTCGTTCTCTGACTGGAGACGGTAGATGACCTGCTGGAGCGCAGCCGGATCGAGATCTGCACTCATGACTTCTTGGACGCCTCCTTCTTGGGGAGCGGAGTCGCCCGCTGCGGCACGACTTCCTCCTCGTCCTCGCTCGGCTCGGACTTCTCGTCCTCGTCGGCCGGCGGCTCCTCCTTCTGCAGGGTCCGGACGTCGGTGACCTCGTCCCCGGTCGCGACGCCCTTCTTGGCGTGCCGCCGCGTGTCGAACTCGCCGGGGATCGGAACCCCCTGGCGCTCGTACATGTCGTAGATCTCCTGCTCGGAGGCCCAGCGCCACGGGCCGGAGCTGCCGAGACCGAGATCGTAGGCCGCGCACGCGAGCGCAGCCGGGTGGTCGTCGGGAACGTCGTGGACGCCCGCCGGCCCCCGCACGTGCTTGACGGTCGGGTTGCCGTCCGGCCGGATGACCCGAACCCGGGTCGGCCGACCGTCGACGTCGCGCGGTGCGTTGGGCGAATCGTCGAGTTCGTAGACAGTCGCCATCTCGTCTACCCGCCGCCGCCCGGCAGCTCGTACGCGATGACCACCCCGGTGTGGCCGGCGACGAAGTTGAGGTAGATCCCGCCGTCCGCCTGGACGAACTTGGGACCCACCACGAAGTTGATCTCCCCCGTGGTGACCGGGATCGCCTGGGTCGCGTAG